CTTCATCACCACCCATTAAGCCCAAGAAAGCGTTAGCTGCACCTTCTACCGTCAACTCACCACTTCCATCAGGAGTCGTGTTCTGAGTATCGCTCATTTAGTTTCCTTAATTATATCGGGAACCGCCCGACTCGGTTACAAAATCTTTAATCTCCCATCCTTTATTTTCTTGTCTGCGACCATCCCTTGAAGATGATCCTCCAGACTTTCAATAACCCTTAACCGGATATATGCCTGTTCTCTTGAGTCAATGTCGTTAGTCTCACTCGTTGTGAATCTGTTAATCTCCTGATTCTTCAAGTCTTGCATCACTTCCTTAAAGTAATCATCTCGGAGTAAGTTCTCAGCCCATTGAGATTTGTTCATCGTCCTAAAAGTCCTGTAGGAATACGCAATTCAGTAGGTGACGCAAATGGACTCATGCCCATAGACTGACGATAATCAGCCCACATCTGCGCCTTGTTGTAAATCTCATCAGTAGGATAATTTCCTTGCAGCAAGTAATTGATCTCATCCTGAGTCAATGTAGGAACCAATGACGGGAAGCTACGTCCTTCTTCATCAGTAACCGATATTTCAGTGGATTGCCCATCAGCAGCAGGAAGCAGACCAAAATATCCCTTGCCCTTCATGCTCAATGGCTCACTAGGGCTTTCAGCGTACCTAGCGCCAAAGTTAAGTAACCCTAGTAGTCCGTTCATTGCATCCCTTTAGTCAGTGCTCCTAGTTCTTTCAGAGCCTTCAGAGTCAGTTCCGTTTGCTTGTTCTTGGTATCTTCATCAGCCAGATCAAGTGCCAATACAGCCTGAAGTTGTTTAACCGCAAGTTCAGCCTCTTTAATACGAAGTTCAGCAGAATCCTTCTGGTTCTTCATCTGCATCTCTATGCCCTTACGGGTATATTCCGCTTCGAGGGTTTGTCTCTCCAGATCAAGTTTAGCCGCGTCAATCTGGGCTTTGGCTTGCGTCTTTTCACGTTCCACCTGAGCAAGCATCTGTGCAACTTCTGCCTGAGCATCCGGTGCTGGTGGTTGAGGCTGTGATAGCGCAGCATTAACTTCAGGCGTAATCTCATTCATGAACTCCGAGGCATCCTTAAATCCAGCAGCCTCAATGAACTTAGCCAATGTGTTACGGTATTGCATAACGCTAACCAATGGATTAGCCGCACCGTATTGCTGAATAATCTGCTCTTGCTTAGACAGAATCATCTGAAGCATCGTCAGCTTCTGCTCTCTATCACCAGAACCCAGACCAACATTGACCGAAATATCGTACTCATTAGCCCATGTACGAGGGTCATATTGGACGTACTGACCACGCATACGGATTAGCTTAGGCTTGTCCTGATACTTGCCTAGAAGCCTCAGAATGCCCTTAAACAAGCTCTTAACGCCTGTCTCTGCAAACACACGAGCAATCAACTCCAGCTTGCCAGAGTTAGACTTCATCATCGCAGCTACAGCAGCAGCCGTAACATTAGACAACACATCTGGGTCAAGACCTTGTTGCGCGTCATTCACACCTGTGCGCTTGGCCTGAACCTGATCCAGATACTCCATCATCGGGAGAGCCTGACCGAACGTGCTCTGAACCGTTAGCGGAACCAAAGCATTCGGAGACTTCAGACGGATAATCCCACCCGGAGTAGCGTTTAGCAGGTCATCCAGATTTACCTGACCATCAACCGCACCTACTCGAGCATTGTTCGTCAGGTACATATTGTCTAGAGACTGACGAGTAATCGTCGATTTCTCTAGCTGAATATCCACCACACGATCAGCCAATGACTGACCAAAGAACTTATGAGGGATAGGAATGGGGCAAATACTGTGGAACGGAATATAGTCGCATTCTTCATCGTCAAGGATTTCTGAGCCGCAATAAACAATCTTTCTCAGTTCTGCAATGCCATCCTCATCCTCATCGATACGGATATAGCACTCGTATACCTCAACCGTCTGCATGGACTGATCCAGACTGATATTCTGGTCAGGCTGCTCACCATTCTGGAATCGTGCTACTCGTTCCTCAGAGAACTCCAGATCATTGTAGGTCGGCAGACTATCAACCATCTCCTTGTCATAGCCTAACGCTATCAAGTCACTACGCGGCATTAGACGACGATGAGCTACAAACTGAGCAGTCTCAATGTCTTTAGCTGACTTGGAGATAAGGAATTCTTCAGGTGGGACATTCTCGATCTTGACGCAGCCGTACTCTTTCTTACGCTGGACATAGACCTCGTACTTAGGAATCTGCATGACATTCCCAAGCATATCGGTTACTTCCTCAAACTCAACTTCCTGCTTGATAACCTCTAAGGATTGATCTGCCAGCAATAGAGCAAGCTCATCTTCAGACAGGTTCTCGTATTCTTCTTTGGTAACGTCTACACGCTCATCCCAATAAGACTTAACGACACCAACCTTCTGAAGCAGTGCATCTTTGAACCAGTTATGAAGTATCAGGAGTCCGTCATTCTCACGATAGAACACCCAATTGCAGTAGTCTGTGGCCTGTTTAGCGGATTCTTCGTCGCCGGGACTCTTAGGCTCAAAGTAGACAATATCCTCAGTCGTGGTAAATACTCGGATAAGCTGGGGAAGCGCACCATCGATAGCCTCTGCGACTTCTCCGGTGACTAACTGGCTACGGCCTTCAACCTCATTACCGTAAGGTTGGCGCAAGTAATACTCTAACGCTCGTTTACGATCCTCTACTGTCTCAGAATCAATGTAACCAAGCGAGTTATCTATTTCATTCTCAAGGATGCCCTTGATTGTGCCTGAATCGAGCATAACAGCCCCTATGGGAAATTTTGCTCATTATACAACCCATCTTACATTATTTGGCAACGGTTTTGACCACGATCCATCCGATTCGTCAAGACCTACTGCTAAATATCTCATTGCATCAGAGAAATGTGACGACCAGTCATGAAGTGGCTTGTCATAGAACACACTCCGCTTCTCGTCATATTCCTTACGATAGTTCCTCAAAGCATTTAATCCCTGCTTTGTATCAGGATGGAACCAACACCTCGGAAGCAGCCTTCTGGTGGCCTGAATACCGTCTGCAATCGATAGTCTAGGAGCTACCGTTACGTTTAGACCAGCTTCCTGCAAGACTTCCTTACGAGACTTACCTGTTCCTAGTTCTCTTACCTCAACATCATGAGGGAGAATATGGTCAAAGCTCTGGTAATTGTTCTCGCGCAACCATGATACATACCAATCTAATCCTACTCCGTGATTTTCCACGCAGTCCAGTAAACGTACCTCTTTTCCAGCCACTTGAGCAACCCAGATAGCCGTTGAATCGCCCATCCCAATATCCCAAGCAGTAAAAGAACGACAGAGATCGTCACGAGGAAAGTCGGCAATACGACCATTAGCCTCAAGATCATTGATAATTGAGCCATAGTAACTACCCTCCACCGCTGCATTAAACGAGCACTCAAACTCTTGGTCATACTTGTCCTGCCCCATTTCCCTGAGTGCAGCCTTGAGTTCTTGCTCTGGGATAATCTTTGTTTGGCTGGCCTTAAACTCTAGGAATGACCAATCTGCCTCAGTCTTGGCTCTTTCCGCTAGATCATGGAAATGGTTATTGCCTTTAGGAGTGCCAATGAACAAAGCCCACCCAAGACGATCTGCCAACGCTGGACGGATAATCTCGTTCCAAATCTTAGGGTTCTGATCCCCAACCTCATCAAGACATACTCCGTCAAAGTACTGACCACGTAGAGAATCAGGATTGTCAGACCCATAAAGACTAATCCTACGCCCCCAAAAATCAACGCGCAACTCAGCAATGTTAGCGATAGCTCCAAGTGGCCTTGTATATTCTAGTAAGTAATCCCAAGCAATCCTTTTGGCTTGACCATAAGTAGGCGCGATATACGCTAGTCGAGGGTTTGGCTTCTCGCATTGGATTGCACTCTTAATCAGATGATTGATAGCCGCTACAGTTTTCCCAGCGCGACGATGCATTACAGCAACTACAAACCTGTGCTTATCTAACGCCTCATGTAGCTCGTACTGGTGAGGTCTTGGCTTGTAGTTAATAGTTATTTCTGCCATGTAACCACGTGTTGTTGAGGCTCTCCATCCTTACCTGTCACCTCTGTTCTAGCCAGCTTAGGTATATGGTACTCACTCATCTTCAGCATAATATCTAAGGCTTTGTAAGGATCAGGCTTAATTCCCAAGACTTCATCACCTTCTGCGACCCTCTGAAGCCATCTGTCCATATAAGCACTATTACGGCTCAATAGCTCTGCAATAGCCTCTCTTACGACCTTTGTAGACTTATTTACAGCCCCTTTAGGTCTACCCTTACCAAATCCATTTTCTTCTTTTTCTTCTGTTATTTTATCTTCGTTTGTTTCCATTTTTGCATTATCCTTTGGATGTCATGCTAGTACAAATATGTTGCGTCAAATTAATCAATGTGTATAATAATATTTCACTAGGAGGAAATATGAATCTACTGCCAATAGTAAATACAGAAATAAAAATGTCTAAAAAAATGCTTGATGCTTTGACCTTGTTTGAGACTTATTGTGCAGTTTCTAACATTAGCTCTGTTACATATCAATCTGTTATTGAT